TGTAGCTCAGCCCGGTTTAGAGTACGCGTCTGGGGGGCGTGTGGTCGCAAGTTCGAATCTTGTCACCCCGACTGATTTTAACCTAACTTATTGAAATTCAATAAGTTAGGTTTGGTCGTTTAAATACGACCGGGAGAAATACGGGAGATGTTTAATTCAAGGGGAGATTTGAAAAATAATCTCTTCTTAAAAAAAAATGTCTGTTCAAAAAAATTTTCTGACTTCGGAGGTAATTTCTTATACGCCTCCAAAACTTTATACCGGGAAAAAAGGTAATGACTGGTATATCGGATTCAAAGCATTCGATCCTTTGGCCGGAGCGCTCCGGCTAAAAAGAATCAAGTTAAATCACATCGAAAAGATTTCAGAGCGGCGCAAGTATGCCGCCGACCTGATTACCCGTCTACATAACCAGCTCCGAATCGGCTGGAATCCGTGGATAAGCCAAAACGGAAATAGTAAAGGTTTATCCTTGTTTTCCGACGTATGCAATAGATACCGGAGCTACATCGACAGGCTTTTTTCCGACGGGATCATTCGACAAGATACCTATATAGGGTATGTTTCGTATTTACGGAACTTTCTCAAATACAATGATTCGCAAAAGCCTCCGATCACTTACATTTATCAACTTTCAAAATCTTATATCTCCGAGTTCCTCGACCATATCTATATAGAACGTGAAAACAGCCCACAAACTCGGAATAATTATCTGACATGGTTACGAGTATTTTCGGGGTGGCTGTTAAAACATGGATATACAGAACACAAACTAACCGATGGTATCGATAATATTTCCAAACGGAGTATCAAAAAAGAACGGAAACTTATAGAAGAAAACGATCTTATCCGCCTACTCGACTATTTGAATACCCATAACCGGCATTATCTGTTAGGTTGCTATCTTTTATTTTATTGTTTCGTCCGTCCGAAAGAAATAAGTTTGATAAAGATAAATGACTTCTCGGTTAAGTGCGGAACCCTTCGCCTACATGCCGATAATTCCAAAAACAGGAAAGATGCCGTTATCACGTTGCCGAATAAGGTGCTTAAACTATTAGTCGACCTAAATGTGTTTTCTTTTCCGGGCAATTATTATCTATTCTCAAACGGTTTTATGCCCGGTAAAGATTTCCGAGATAGTAAACAGTTCCGGGACTATTGGATTCGCTTTGTTCGAAAAGCCCTCGATTTCCCCGCATCATACAAATTCTACTCATTGAAAGATACCGGAGTGACATCGATGTTACGGGCGCGGATCGATAACATATCGGTACGGGATCAAGCCCGGCATTCCTCGATTCTCATCACGGATATATATACGCCGCACGACATCGAGCAAGCCAACCCCATTATTCAGAAGTTCGACACTGTTTTTTAAAATATTATTGTTCTTGTGTAATATTACACATAACTTGTATTATATTTGTTCCAAAATCTATCTGACTTTAATTATAAAACAACCTTATAAATATTAATTATGGAAGATGTAATTATCGATACCGATTATTCCTCCTGTTGGTACTGTGACAATATTCTCGATCACGCCGATCAAGTAGGATTGCTTTATTTGGGCTTTCCCCGTTGTTTTGTTTTAATTCCTAATAAGCTGGATTTCTTTTTCTCGACATTCGAGTCCTTCAAGAGGGGAGTAACGCAAATAAACTGGTTAGACCCTGCCGATAAAGGGACGGAAGAAGAACGGGAAGCTGTCTTGATAAAGCTCTGGAACTTCTCTATATTACAGGAGGAAGAAGAAGATCGACTCTACGAGGAACGTATGGAAGAAGATGATGATTTTTAATACGAACAAGAAAAGCCGGCGATTAACCGGCTTTTTCATTTTCGTGTTTCAGGTAGTTCCGTTAAATACGTTCTTACTTTCGTTTCTTTTAGTTTAAGGAGATCACGCTCGCACAGGGTAGTTTTAGGTGATTTCGCACGCTCTTATTTATTGTTATATAAATATCTGTAATCCTACTGCAAATATATATCGTATAATTCTATTATGCAACCTATTATACGTTTTTATTTCTTTCCGGCTCGATAATGTCGGCCTTGTTCTTGAACCATTTGAATATATTGATTCGAAACTTGCTGCCTCTTGATTCGAAATAATTATTGAAGCAGGAATTTATTTCACAGCCGTAGATCACGAACAGGACAACAGCCGGAAGTATGGGAATACCGAAAGGTTGACCGAATGCAGCTCCGAAACTGGTTGCAACCAATATCCAACATATATAGTCGATCATCTTATTGACAGTACGTCGGATAGCCCGGCTTTTCCGTATGGTTTCGCCTCTCTTTTTAGAGGCTTCTATCCCAAACTTGAAATCTGCGATAATCAAACAGAGAGCGGCCACGATGAACCATTTCACCGGCTCGACGAACTCGATGAACGAGGTTAGCCAACTTGCCAACATGCCGGAGATTACATTTCTTTCCTGCATATATATGTTATTAAGCATTATTTCCCTGTTCTGTTTCCTCCTGCAAAGCCTGTTCTTTGGCTTTTTGGTAGCTTAGATGTTGCTCCGGTGTAATCTCCCTTACGGTTGAAGCGTCGAAGTCTGCCGGCGTGTACATCGCTTTTACTCCCTCGTAAGTCTTTATATCGTCGCCTTCTTGGTAGGTAGTCAGGTAATTACCTTCCGTTGCGGGAGTAATCTTTTGATAGGTCTTTTCTTCTATATTCATGGGTATTTGTTTTTTATGAGGTTTTGTTTGATTGTGTTCTTTTTTGTTCTTTTCTCCATTACATCGAATCGGCGAAATTAACCGTCCAATTCTCATCTGTTAGTTTCGCTATGATACCTTCTGTTTCCAGATAAGTTTGTGCAGTCGTGTTGAACGTCAACGCAGCGGCCGGTAGTCCCAGAGATTTTAATGGCGCTACACCGCTTTCTCCGGCAGCATTGGCAAATCCTCCGAATCGATTCAAAGTATCTTCATCGATATTCGGGGAATCTGCCAGCGATAGAGAGGTGTGTAAGAAGATCACATCGCCGATCGACGACAAAGCCGAGCAACCTTTAAACATACTGTCTGTATTTACTATCTTCGAAAAATCCCAGTATTCGAGAGATTCCATAGATCTATTATTATAGAATATATAGTTACAAGAAGTAAGGTTCGGAATATTTATCTTCGGGAAATGAACGATAGGAATGTTTGAAAAAGCGTATGTTGCAGAGATAGTATCCGGTAAATCGATGTTACCTATTTCCGTTAGTTTTGAACTTTCAAAGGCGTTAAATAAGGTAAATGCACTTTGAACGGATAAATTTAAGATCTTACTTATATTACTCCTTTGAAAAATCCCTTCTAACGAAGGCACAACTAACGACTCTATATTTACTTCATAATTTAGACTTGTTGTGCCACGAAAAGCTGCCTCTATTTTGGTAACTTTCGAAAAAACCAAATTTGGAGGTAGAGAATTTAAAGCCTTGCAGGAGTCAAAAATGTATGAAAAATCTGTCACATTCGAGAAATCGAATATCTCTGGTACATTCTCAAAGGTGGAATGAGAGAATTTAATCCCCTCCGCCGCCACGTCGATTTTGGTAACGGGTACGAGTGTGCCCGTCAACTTCTCGCCTCGTGCATACGCCGTCTTTCCCACGACAATATCGGCAGCCGTGGCCGTGGCATCGGCTGTCATCTCCGCAAGCGTGGGGCACTGCTTCGAAGGTTGCCCAGCCTGTATCAATCCCAATCTTCCTAAACTCATGGCTTACCGCATTTTATTGATGTTAAGCTGCAAATCTTCATCTCCGACACTAACAGTCGTTCCAGCAGGGAAATAGAAACTGATAATCGTTCCGGTAGCCAAAACTAACCGGCTGTCTGTTCCGTCTGGGTAATCGATTTGTATGACTTTTCCGCTTTCAACGCTTAACATATACACACCGGCTTCGGGCAATTCTACCGAATCCCCGCTTCCTTCAATGTAATATTGCTTTCCGGGCTGCAAAACCCCGATGGGGTTCCTATTTATATCTAAGGGTTGATATTCGTTCATGACAGAAATGTTTTTAATCTTTATAATATCCGCGAATAACGGCCAAGTTGTTTTCCAATCCGGGAACCGAGGTATCGAATGTCACCGTAAAGCTGTTTTCGATTACGATTCCGGGATCGTTTTTCAACTGCCACGATTCGCCGGGGAATATCTTCACGTTTCCCAATACATAGGCTATCGATGTGCCTTGATTGCGGAATATGATAATCGAGGGGGAATTTGTGCCCTCGTTCTCGATCGTCCCGTTCGACGTTCGGATCGTGTTCTTATATATGATTTTTAGGGGTTTAATCATCGTTATCTCGTTTAAAAATGTACCACAATATTATACCGGCGCAAATGATGGAGCCAGCAATGACAAATACGTTGAATCCGCTTTCTAACCCCATACTTTTTTTTTTAGATCGATCCACCTTTTAAATTCACCTACTGTGATCCGGTCGTCGTGATCCAAATCGATACCGGGGTTTGCGTCGGCTATCACCTTCGCCGGGAGTGTCGATGTTTGCAACACATAGCTGTCCGGTTTACCGAGAGCGGCGGGGAAGAAGGTAACGAGGTATAGATCATACAAAGAGCTCATCTTTCCCCGATACGGATAAAAATACTTATACACGTAGTCGAGTTGGGCGACATTCGACATCTTCCGTAGGGCTTCGGTCGTCGTGCCTAACCCCTTCGCTGTGTCCGGCATGAACTGGATAAGGCCCGATGCGCCGCCATTCGGATTATAAGCCGCCGGATTCAATCCGCTTTCCGAGTTCATGACGAACATAAGCCAATCGGGCTCTATACCCAGTTTTGCGCAGATTAGTCGTACCTTCTGCAAGAATGCTTCCTTATTGCTTGTTACTTTATTTTCGAACCACATGATACATAGTTATTTATATTGTTATTCTTCCTGAATGACTAAAAACCAAACGAGGGCTACCGCTCCGATCGCTACCGCCCATTTTTTCCATCGCAAATCCTGACCGGTGACTACCACGTCATCGAATCCGCCACCGTCAAGGGCGCCATCGTCCGAGGTTTCCGGTGATTGAAGCACGGCATTGTACCGGGACGGCATGATGATTCTTTTTTTTCTGTCTTTCCGTACCATATCGCTACATATTATTTTTCAACAACAACAGACCGATAGCCAATACACCGGCTCCGGCCAATACGTTTTTCTCGACGACTTCCGTAGATGGGTTATGGTCCGAAGTCCCATTCTCGATATCCATATTGGCTTTGATTTCGTCGGCCCAATCTTCCATAAAATCGGGATCGCCTCCATTTTGGTAAGCGTTGACACGTTGAAAGGGTATATCTGGATTTTTTACATAAACCAAAAGCGAAAGTTCCTCGACATTCGGTCTTAAACGAGAAATTGGCAATAAATTATAAATATAAGAATAGCCATTTTCCGGGTATTCGTAATATTCGTAATCGTATTCGTAGAAGCACGGATAAGGATATGGAGGATAAAGAGGGCGGTAATATTCAAGTTTTTGAGGGAAATAATCTATCCCTTTTTCTTCTCCGATCGCTTTTAATTTTTCATCATACCAGTTATCGGTAGGTGTATCGCCGGTTTCGTTATAATAGTCGAGAACTTCCTTTACCGATATTACAGCCTTTTCCGGGTTATCTCCCAAATCTAAATATCCGATAAGGTCCTCACGTACAAATCCAAATCGAAAGTATGCTTTGGAAAAATCGGGTTTCTTTGCTGTTTCTTCGTCTGGGTACTCTCCATACAAGTTAAAATATTCTTCCCTATATGCATCATCTCTTGCTTCTGGGCGTAAGTACTTCCAATAAAATTTAGATGTATCTCGATAGACTCCTTCGTCAAGATAAACATAGTGCCATCTTCCGTCCGGCATATCGACGAACTGCCCCGTTAAGATAAGAGGATTTGGAGCATGGGTTAATTCATTGTTGATATAACCATGTTGATACCAAAAAGCATCATTACCCTTTACCCAATATCCCTTCCAAATTTCCGCTATGCAAACCGATTCGTATGTAGGTCTGGCACGGAGGGTTACATAGGTACAAAGCCGAGTAACCCGTTTCCCCTGTAATTCTTCTGAAAATCCTTTTGCCGCATTTTTATAGGCTGCTTCTATGTATTCCCAAAAGGGCGTTGAATCCGGCCATTCATGAGAAAGATTCTCCGAAGTCAAACGGGGAACACTTTCGGCAGAATAATTCCAAGTATTTATTTTAAAATTCTGATTCGTAATCCTTATATTACGAATTTTCATATAAGCCTCTATATCTACGCCTTTGGGTATAAATGAAGGCCAATAATCGGAATTATATATTTCATCGGAATAGAACATATCAAATATTGTTTTTAATCCACTTGACAGCGAGCACTGCACCTACGGCAATGGCTCCATATTTGAGGATAGAAAAGAAGTTCAGATTAAAAGCCCCTTTCCAATATCCGTTCGTATGCCCTTGCGCCTCGGCTTCCTGAACCTGACGACTGATATCATTGCGAATAGATTGTGCAATTTCCGGGTCTACTTTTTCAAGAACTGAGGTTAATTCTTTGCTCTCCTTATAGGTGTATTTAGATTCTTCTAATCGGGCTTCATTCGAGAAATAATAAATTGTTGCTCCGACAGAAATAACTACGGCACTGACAATAAGAGTAACCAATGCCGTAGTAGAAATTACCACTCCGACGAATGCCGTATTATTTACGATAGATAACAATGCCGGGGCAAATTGTGTCAATGTACTTTGTCCTTCCTTTACATTTTCTACCAGCCCGCTATCTTTTAGATATTCGTTTCTCTCTATAATTTCGTTATACAGATTTCGGATTTTCGTTTTATAAGATGTTACATTATAACCTTTTGCCTCCAAGCGACGGCAATACTCAGCACCGATAAGAAGGTACGTTAAACTGTTCATATCGTTCTCGATAATCAAGTTTAACCGAGCTTGTGCCGTATTGTATTCGGCAGGATTAACCGATTTCAATTCCACATAATCCTCACGCACCCACCCCCACACATGAATGCCATCGATGGCAGCCAGCCGATACCAAGTCCAGCCGTCCACCGTTTCAAACATGCCGTCAGACATACCGACAAACCCGTTGACCGTGTAAAGCAACTCCGAACTATAAGAAGGTTGCGAATATACCGAAACTCCGGTAAATCGGGGAAAAACGCCCTTGTTGAAGAAATTAGGATTGTATTTCATATCAAGCGAACTGTTTAATCATGCCCAAGAGAGCGGGGTTTTCTTCCAATTTATCACACAGTTTTTCCAACAGACTCAGATAATCGGGCTCGATGGCTGCCAGCCGTTCGGCGATCCGCAATATCCGGGAGTTGTCGTCGGTATTCGGATCCGGAGCTGGAACCCGGATAGGCTGCGAAGTTCCTGCAACTCCTACCTGCATGCCCGGACGCCCGAAGAACCTTTCGAGAATAGCCGGAAGATAAGGGGCTACACGGCCGATCGCTGACTGCAAAGGGCTTTCCCGTTCCTCTAATTCTTCCTCATACTCTTTTACCTTCGATTCGAGCTCGGCGATACGGAACTCTTTCTTTTGAGCGTCAAGTGCCGCGGCGATTCTCCGGTCCACTTCATCGGAAGGAACACCGCCGATATTCGCCGCTCCCGTCAGGGAGGAAACGGACGTTACATCATCTTCCAGCACGAAGTAATCCCGATACCAGTTTCTACGGGAATTTCCATCGGACATCTCGATGTAATATTTTCCCGGCTCCAAATATTCGAGGGTTCGGGATAGCCGATCTTCCATCGTTTTTTTATTCTCGCCTTCTTCGCTTTGGAACTGGAAAGCGTCAGCGCCGGGAGAGGTACGAATCTGTATCTGTTTCACGTTCGGCGTCGATTTCACCCATTCGATTAGATTTTCTTTTCCGCGTATCATAGTCAGTCAGTTTTAAGATTCGTATTCGAAATTAAAATAGCACGCCTTATTTCCCACATTCTCCGCAACGTCCTTAGACAACTCGACGTAAGAACTCGGAAGATCATAAGACACATTATCGAACCTCAGTTCGAAGTTGGAATCGAATTGTTGGAGAAATGCACAAGGCATTCGATAGATTACAATATCATTCCGATAAATAATCGTCAAAAATGTATTTTTCGGGTCAACCAAAGTATAACCGCTCGGAGAGGAAGATATGGGCTGTCCTGCTTTGGTTTCGATATAGGAGGAATAAATATTTCTAATCTTCCTATTTACCAATATTCTATTATCCGGCAAATAAAATTGGTTATAAGGAGAATCGAACACAGGCACTTCGAGAGGTTGGATATTGGTTTCCTTCGCATCGGGCAACACATTACAATCTATTTTGTCAGTATAGAAGAATGTCATAAGCAAAAAATTCTTATCGGTAGGATTTCCCAATGTAATATAGCAATTCGGCAGGAATATATATCGATTGATATTCAACTGCCTGTTTTTCTGTCGGAAATATCCCATCGGTATATCTTGGAAAAAGTTCACGTTATCCAGTCCCACCAATGTGAGATACATATCCGACAGATCGTTTACGCCTATATTATCTCCGTCCGGGTCTTGTACGGCCGATGCATTCCAATACACACCGATGGCAGTTATATATTTATCTTGTAAAACAGGAGTATCGGGCAAATACACTCTGTCCCCCGCATGAAAAGGAGTTAAATCCACTTTAATGCTGTATGCTCCCGTAAATGGCTGATTCTGTATACTATTCTTCATAACAAAAAGTTAAGTTTATTGAAGTTGAAGGAAAAAGACTCATTCTGAAAAAAAGTTTGCTCCGGTTGAAATCGATACAAACCGGATCAAGGAATATATTTTGTAAAAATCCGAATGGATTAGGGGAATTGGGAGACAATGGTCGGGTGTTCCCATTCTCTAAGAATGCAATCGGTATATAATTGATATATCTGTCTGATGGAGTTTCCGGTACAAGATACAGATACGCATTCATTCCGCCCACTAAATCCGTTTTTTCGGAAGAATAGACGGCTGTTATTTTCTTTCCTGCAAGAGCTTGCATTTTATTATAAAAAGAAAATTCACGCAAAGAAGAATTTACCGGAATGGTTATGGTATACCGGTTCTTTAAACTCGGTACGGGAAATTTTTCTCCGTTGATAAAAACAGAGAAAAAGAAACAAAATGTTTTTTGATAAGAAGGATCGGTGGGACGATTCCAATATATAAAAGAACGTTCCCAATCGATTTCCCGATCTATAATCGGAACTTGTGATGAGAATGTAGGATTAAAATAAATCAAGGGAAATTTATCGATGAACAAGTTCCCCTCGGCATCATAGAGGGATATAAACGCGTCAAGAGAAGGCGCGAGTAAATATTTACCGGATAAATCATAGCCGTTTTGATAGAGATTAAGGTACATTGTATGTATCTTTTTCCCCCTTAGATGAGTCGAAACAGGGAAATAAGATATCACATCTTCCGGTTGGGATAATAACTGAATACAATCTATATTATGTATAAATAAAGGTTTCATGAGCTATGATTTTTGAATTTCCCGGAGAATATTACTCTCCGGGAAATTAACTGTCTGACACTATGGAAAAATATTACTTGTCGCTGAACAAGAACTCTTTACCTTTGATAGTCAACTGCTCTGCTAAATTCTTGATTAAGAATCCGTCCAGATAAAGCGACATTCCGATTTCACCGTCTGGGGTAAACGATGGATCCGTAGTGGCAGGAGGATTGAATACCGCTCCTGAATAAGTCGGGAACGTCAATTCGAATTTCTGTGAACTACGGCCGGAAATCTCGACACGTTCAGGAAGATAGAGCATATTTTCAGAGGGGTCGCTCGTGATGGTATTCGTGTCGGCTTGGTGCTTTTGTTTCATCTTGCAAGCCGGAAGCCCTTCGAACGTCACGACGGTTCCTGTCGTCAAAGACAAAGAGCCATTGTATACGGCTTCAAGATCTACGGTTACTTTATCTGCGAGATTGCTACCGAATGCCGTTAATCCGGTTTTTAAATCCTGCAAGGAGTTTGCGGTAAACCCGGCTCCCGGTTTAGCCGTTGGGGCATAATAATAGGCAAGGTTCATACCTACGGCAATAAAGATATCGTTTCTCAGCAATAGACGTTCATAAACGCCTTCTTCCTTATTGCTTTTTTGAGGGTCGAACACAACGCGTCCCTGACTATTTACCAAAACTTTGTCAATTCGGAGAAAAGAAGATTGAGGGGTATACAAAGGTCCGTATTTGAGCGATTCCCCTGAAATTTCCAAGAAATATTTTCTCAGAAAAGGTACTATTTGTTGATTCATTTTTTTCTAATTAAGATAATGGAACACTGATTTTAATTGACTTTTTTAGCTCATTGGGGAGCTTTTTTTTTGAGAGCGTGGACCGGAAATCAATCTTCGACGGTAATCCGTCTGATTTCCACTAAGTGCTAAGTTTAAACCGGACAACGAGGGAACCGAGCTTGCGATCACGCCTGCGGCTCCCGCACCGATCATGCCCGCGCCCAATTCGTCGATACCGTCCATCTTCACAAGGGCAGGAAGAACAGCACCGATGGCGATTGCGCCCAAATCGGTATATAAAGAGTTCTTTCCTTTCATGATGGTTCCTTTCACCACCTGAGTGATGGCGCCGCCTGCGGCTCCACCGAGGACAGTTTTAACAATTCTGTCCGTTTTCGTTTTCTTTTTCATAAAACAATCTTTTTTACCTGTTAATTACTTACTTTCTTTTACGCACTTTGTCGATGATGCGTTTCTTCTCCGCTTCCCTCCGTTTGAGGTCGTTGTTGTAGCGATCTACTTCACGACAACGTTCTTCGTAGCGTTTCCAAACCTCTACCGAGCTTTTCATCTTCGGTTGTTTGGGGTACTTTTTTAATTTTGCCATTTTCTTTATTTTTTAGGGGTTTATAAAAGTTATTTTTTCTTCTTTTTCTTGTCGCCGCTTCCGCCGAATATCAAAGCCATCAATACGCCGCCTACCAGTAGAATACCGAGAAGATTCGAGCTGGCGACTGTTCCGGTTGGCTGGCTGTAATCGAATAGAGGATTGTCGGTGCTTCCGCTTCCTGTATCTGGAATGATAATGTCGTCTGCATCGGAGACAATACCGGCAAATCCGTCTGTCGTGGAAGGTGCGTTAACCCTGATTTTTTCGTTTGTCTCTTCCTCGCTATTACCGAATATTTTTTCGAAGAATTTAGCAATAGCACTTAAAACTCCCAAAATTGACGAGACGATAGCTATCCAACCGGCAACGACGGGAATATTCCCTAATTTAACTTCAAGGAGATATTCTTTTCCGCTCATCGAATGGCGGCTATATATTGCAGAGTTTATTATTTCCAGACACCTCGTTTCCGTGAAGCAACCAGACTCCCGTATCTGTTTATATAAACTTATATAATAGGATCTCTTGTTTTTTACGGCAGATGGAAATTGGTCGAGAGTCTTATCGGGAATAAACGAATACATAAAGTACTCAGCCGATTCGAACAATGTACTTTCCATATCGTTTATTTCTTTTTGCGTCGGTGTAGGTCCCGAAAGGGATGCAGCTCTCATCTGGCGGTATGAAGCCCTCCCGACAGCCACATCGCTACCGAGGAACTCCGAAGCATCGAATCCCGGCGTACTGATACCGGTAGCTTCGAGCAGGTAATCGATATCCTCCTCGTTAGCCGTGACAGAGGGCGATTGTTGGATAACCGCTCCGAGAATAATGTTCATCATTTGTGAACGTTGCTCGTTGGTCGTTCCGACAGGCTGGTTAAAGGCTCCTTCGTCGTACATTACCCGGAGGCAGGAGATGCCTTTCTCCGCATCTACTACTCCACTACCCGCATCCTCATACAGCATGATAGCCACCGTCGCCACGTCCATAAGGTTCTCTATATGGTTGGCAAATGCTTCGTCTTTCGCTGCGACGGCTCCTTTACGCAAGGTATTCAACGCATTCAGGTTAATTAAAAAGTCTTGCTCCACACGGGGCAAATATTCCTTGCCCTCTATCTCGATCATTTCGGTTTCGGTGAAGTAACCGATTCCGGGACCGGATAACCGGCTTATTTCTGTGGTTCCTTTCATATCTATTTTTTTTGTATATGGACATTCTTTGTTAAAGACGGCTTTTCCGTTTTCGTCCCGATAAACGGGATCGACGATGATCTCTTTTCCGCTTTCGTCGATGGCTACCGCATAGACGTGCGTAGGATCGCTGTTCCCTTCATAGGCGGCGAACCGGAACAAGTGAGGAATACCCATGCACCGGAGGCACGAGCAAATAAAAATTGAAAAGCTCTTGCAATCCCCCTCGCCATCGCTCCATAACCTCGCCGGGGTTCTGATCCATTGCTTTTGCAGAGGATCGATCTGATATTTGATATTTTTATCGACGAAATCGAAAACAGCCCGGCAACGGGAAAGAGTATCATTCCCCGGAAGGTTATCGGCCAACTCCTGAACTTGTGCATAGTCGGAGTTGTAACAGTCGACGACTGCCTGCATGATATCCTTCGTTTTGCCCTGACGATTGATTATCGTATCTTTATGTTCTGCTTGTGCTATCATTCCGTAGTAGAGGTTATTTCGGTTACTTCCGCGTCTTTGTCATGGGCGACATCGGTAACTTTGTCGCCGCTCGAAAACAGGTTCTTTATCATTTCCACAAGGGAAACCAGCGAAGGAATACGCACGTAGAAAGAAGGGGTAAACTGGTAACTGGTTCCGTTGGCTCCGAGTCGGCCGTTTATCGATACATCGATGTGGTATTTGCTGGCATTCGTGGCTAAATAAGCATTCAGGAGGCTAAGCAGTTTAGAGGTTTTCAGGCTTACCCGTGCCCGTACCTTCACAGTCTGGTAAGATTCCAAGACTACATTATTGAGGCTTTGGCTCGACGATCCGACAAACGTACCGTTCAAATACAGGCTGAACTGTATGCCGTTCAGTACTACCCTGTTCTGCGAAAGGTTTTGCAGTTGGAAATCTATATCTACCGTGGTATAATCCCACTTGATAGAAAAGAAACGGAATCCCACGACTTCGATGTTCGTTTTCATCAATGCCGTTGCCGTGGAAAACTTGTTATATAAATAAAGAAGGGCTGCGCCTCCGATAAGCCATTTTAGAGCACTCATTATTCGTTCGTCATTATCATGCGGAACGAATATAGGTATCTTCTTACCGGAGGCTGCAAGAATTGCAATTTATGAAATTTTTGACCGTCTTTTAACTCGGTTTAACTTCCAAACCGAGAAAATCGCAGAACTTTACCCATTCGACAGGCGAGTATTTGGGCAAAGAATGCGCATCGCGATACAGACGTACCAACCGGCACGCTTTACTCTCGCTGATCTTCAACCGACGCGCTATCTCTTTGTTCGTCACAATATCGATTTGCATGTCTATTTGTTTTTTTTAATGTTTTATTTATGTCCGAAAATGGTTGCAAAAATCAACTTAATTTTTAAATAGCTAATAATAAAGCCATTACGATTTTTCAAATTTAATGAATTTATTGAGAAAAACAATGTAATCTATTGAAAATCTTTTGTGTTTTTATCGTTATATTCTCTTTCTGTCCGAAAAAAATCCTGTGACTTGCGCGAAAATCCTGTTACATTTGTTACATGATGGGGTAAATCTTTCAAAAATCCGATGTGCAAAGCGTTTCACGACGTAACAAACTTTTTTACAAGAGGCGTTCGTGTAAAAAAAATTTGTTACAACTCGGGAACACAAAAATCGATTTGTTACAATTTCCGATTTTGTTACAAGATTTGTTACAGCTTTTTTATTATATAATATCCTTATTATCATATTATTATCTCTATTTTGTAACAAATGTAACAAATGTAACAAAGTTTCAGTCAAAAATTTTTTTTATCCTTTTCTCGGACTTATCCGAATTAGCAAAATGACAAGAAAAAGCACGATTATCAATCCGATTGCTTCCATTATCTTTTTAAATACGTTGTTTTCTTGTTCCTCCACATATTTGTTTTTTACGGTAGTCGAGGCGGTGACGACGGGGATCTTCTTCTCCTGTGTCCGTGTTTCCACTTTCAGCGTGTCGCCGCTGATGGAGACGGAGGTCTCGATCCCCGGTGTTTGTTTCTGGTCTATTCCGGTAAATACGATTCCGGTTCCGGGTATATACGACAAAGTACCGGTAAGCGTGGAGCGCTCGGCCGGTACTTGTATCGTGTCGATGGTCTGTTTCTCGATAAACTCGGACTTGACTAACTTCTGTTTGCTCTTACAGCCTGCCACTGCCACCAGCAGCGCGAGGAAAAAAAATACATGTTTCATCTTTTCTAATTTATTATGGGTTAGAATAATTGATTTTATGTGTTTTATATTGATTATATTTGCATTTCGAAAAACTGACATTATTAGTTGTATTTTATGGGAGACCTTGAACTGATTCAAAGCAAGATATACGAGATAAGAGGGCAACGTGTGATGCTTGACTTCGACCTTGCAGAAATGTACGGTACAGAGACTAAAAGATTGAAACAAGCTGTCAGACGTAATTTAAAGCGATTTGAGGGAGAGGATTTCATGTTTGAATTAACCCGGGAAGAACTTTCAAGGACACAAATTGTGACCTTGAACAAAGGAAGAGGAAATAATTTCAAATACATGCCTTTTGCCTTTACTGAATTAGGAGTAGCGATGCTTAGTAGCGTCCTCAATTCTGATACAGCCATTGAAATAAATCGGGGAATCATGCGTGCCTTTGTCGCTATTCGTCAAATGTTATCAACACCGATTTCAAGTCCGGTAGAAAAACTCCAACAAGAAGTAAAAGAACTCAAAGAATATATCGAGGAAGTATTTGCCGACTACAACGATGTTAATGAAGATACCCGCATGCAGCTTGAACTCATTAACGAAACTCTCGCCGAACTGCAATCCAATAAAAGCAGGGAGCGTGAGAAATCCCGTGCGAGAATAGGGTTCTACACTCCCCCGGAAGAATGAGTCAGGCAATTAAAACAGTTTTAACCGATTTGAAATCACAATTTGTGATATCAAATCGGTTTTTTTTGAGGTCATGATTTGCGACCTCAAAAGATTAGAATAATTGTGTTTGTCGTTTATGAAATTCTTTGTCCTCCCATTCTTTGATTAACCGGTCTACTTCTTTCTCAGCCTGTCGTCGATCATCTTGAAACCGGTAATCATTTCTTTTACCGGCGGCTTTCTTCTGGTAGTTCCGCATCCTGCGTACCGCTTCCATGATTTCGTTTACTTCCATATCTCAATTTTTTACGTGTTAAGTAATAGGGTAATAAGTGTGCGAGTCTTCTAAGAACTTCTCTTTCTACTTTGTTGTTGAATTTTTTACAGGTTCGTTCATGTAGACCGGTTGCCAGTTTTCCACAAACGCAAAATATAGGTTGAGTCTCGGACAAATCATCGAACACTTTTCCGTACATACTGGCAAACTCAGAAAAACAATGTGATTTTAACCAGTCGATTTTTTCCTTTTCTTTCATGGCTTATCTCCTTTCTCATTATCGTACTTTTCACAGTTTAATTTATATCCGTAAGCGAGCATCTTCAAGAAGTTTTCATTAAGTCCGAAATCGAACTGTTTATTATTGCTTACAACAGAAACATATAAACTTTTGTCGCAGAAATCAATATACGCTTTTGCTGTTTGATTGTTATCTGTAATAATTATCGTTTGTGATTGAATGGTTTTCATCTTTTATTCCTCCTTTCTCATATCTTTTTTATATTTCCAACGAAAAATAAATCTACATTTACCCAATCGTAAGCATATAACCAATCCTTATTCCGCGATTCTTCATGAATCCCTATTATTACATAAGTAGCTATAACTTTCTTTTTTGAGAAAAAAACATTAACAGTAACTCCTCTTTTGGGGACGATATATTTTCTATTGTCATCGTATATCTGTATATGATCTGTTGTTTTCGCTTCACTTTCTGTCATCATCGCCCTATAATTATACCATTTGTCTTTAATATATAATGGTATACCGTTTTTCTTTGCTTTTATCCATTTTAAAATAAACATCTCTTATTCCTCCTTTATAATTTCTTTCATGAAACAAATCCAGTGTGTATTAGAACGTTTGCCGGATATATGCCCGAATATTGGTCTTTCAGGTGTAAGTTTCAAAATTTCAGAAACTTTGATATCTGTTTCGTTCCATTTGAAAATTAAAAATCCTCCGGGTTTCAGGACTCGAAAACATTCTTTAAATCCCTTTGCCAGCATATCGCGCCAATCTTTCCCAAGATTACCGTATTTAACCATTTGCCAACCGTTAGCTTCTTTTTTTGAACCTGAGCATTTCAAATGAGGCGGATCGAAAACTACCATTGAAAAAGATTTATCCTCATAGGGCATATTTGTAAAGTCGGCTTGTATATCGGGATTTATTTCAAATAATCTACCATCGCATAAATGAGTAGATACCTTTCGAATGTCTTGAAAAAGAACTCTTTCATCATGTTTGTCGAAGTAGAACATCTTTCCCCCACAACAGACATCTAATATTGTTTTTTCCATCTCTATTCCTCCTTTATAAAATCCTTCCGTATAAATTTATAGGGCCTTCCGGTCTTGGTTCCGCCCTTTTCCGGTCTTATCGTCCCTGTATTGGGGTCCGCTTTCATCACATAGTAGTCATACCGCATCATAGGTTCCGGCCTGATGTTGAGATCGTATTTCAGAAAATCTATGATCGTCGATTTCGATATGGTGAATCCTCCCACTTGGTTGATTTCTATCGCAAGATCTTTCGGAGAGTAATATAATTCAACGGTTTCGTAATCGATGAAGCTCTGCCGGATAAAGTCCTTTATCTCTTTAACGGCTTTGTTTTCCGTGCGCTCCTGCACTCGGATCAAACTTTCCGTCATATATACTTCCGGCTTGAATCCCATTCTCGACTCTCCGCATTCGTAGTGATACTCCCTTTTCGAAAGGTAATAGAGAAAAGCCCCTATTTCTTTCTCCATCTTACTCATGATAAAAGGATCGTCTTTTTCCAGTACGCCTACTTTGAGGACGGCATAACGGTTTTCCCCTTCGTCTATCTGCATGAAGTTCGTTTCGTTGTTCGAGCATACGATGATGTGCATGTAGTTTTTTATCTCGCTGGCATCTTTCCCTTTCTGCTCCATTAACATATTGGGATTGGTCGCCCAGTTCTTTATCTTTTCCTTTATTTCCGTCCTCTTTTCACTTACGAAGGCTTCCTCTATACCTACAATCAATTTATCGGAATATACGCTTGAAAATTGGCTGTTTAACCGGTCCGAGTCTACAACGATAACATTCTCTTGGAATATAGCTCGCATAAGATAGAGGAAAGTCGATTTTCCCGTATTCCGTTCTTTCGAAACGAAACAGAGGACCGGCATTTTCTTTCGGGGCTCGAAAAAGGTGTGCTGTATGTAATCTAATCCGAACTCATACATCGTTTCCCCCGCTAAATTGGTATCGGAAAAGATATGCCGCAAAAAGGATTCTATCGTTTTCCAGTTCCCCGGTTTTATGTCGTGATACACCGGGTTATATCTATTATAGCTTACTGTCTCTATGCCTTCGAAAACTTCCCGCTTTATCCTCCTGTATTTATTCGTGTTCTCCGGTTCGTTAAAAAACATCTGGTAACGGGGGATAAGCGAAATATCCTTCACTTCCTGTTTTACCGTTCCTTCGTTATACCTTACCAGCTTCATAATGGGCTGTTTGTGCTCTTTGTCGTGGTCGTCGTCGAATACGATACATTTTCGGTAATACTGGTCGGCCACCTTGATAAACATCTTGGCTTTGGTGAGATTGTCCCTGACTACCTTGCTACCGTCGAAGTAATAAGAGGCTCCTTTCCACTTGAATATCCTATCCTCCAATATGGTTTTGTAATTCTCGTAAAAATTCGCCACGTTGTCGAGGAAGAAGTATTTTTCGAGCTTGTATTTGATACCGGGAGAAAGAGCCATGCAGTTTATAAAATCTTTCCTGCCGGTAATCAAGTCGTTCAGTTCCTCAACCAGCTTTGTTTTCTTCTTGGGTTTCAGCGTGGCGATCAAATCGTCCAACCCTTTTGCCGATTCGCTGTATTTGGTGGCTATATGGGAGAAATACAAATCGACATCGAAGGGCTTCATATACTCCATAAAGTTTATGACGGCGGAGCAAAAGTTTTGCAGGCGGGTAGCCAGATCTTTGTCCTCGGAATATTTCACATCGAGCAGGTCGGCGTCGAAAAGCAGCGCCACGTTGTCGGGCTTACAACGATAGATAATCATTCGTATGTAGTCGTCGATCGTATTGTTCTCCTTATCCTTGATGTTTTGAATACCGCCGATCCCTATCATGGGGATCCCCAGCACATCGCCGGAAAGGGCTTTGATTTCGCCCTCGACGATAAACAGTGTCTTTATTTTCTCAGCTAACCGGTATCTCCTGACTATGCCGGGCGTCATGTAGGTATATACACCGGTTTTCGGCGGTTGGCTGTACCGCATCGTCTTTTTCTTCCCGTCTTTGTCCTCGTACTCCTGCGGTTCCATGTACCGGAGCCGCTCGAAGGGGATTTGCCGGCCTTCGTATTCATAAGTGGCGACTTCTCCGTTTGGATCGCAATAGGGCAATGTAATGGCCTGCTTGCGCTCGTTCAGCCCGATAATAGGTACTTCTTTCGGTTGACCGGAGTAGTATAGGGTTCGTTTGTTTTCAGCGGCAGAGAGCCCGATATTAGCCAAACGGGTATTGAGATATTCTTCTAATCGTGTCATAACAGAATGGTATCGTTTTTAACGACAATTTCGGTAGTGTCTATGGTGATGTTCATTCCCGGACGTTCGTTGTCCGGCAAAGGCGGTTCTTCCGGTATTTCCTTCGGTATGCAGGAGGCGAGGAAAAGAAGGATAAATAGTGCTTTAATTCGATTCATCGGTTGCTTTTGCCTGTTTCTCTTTCTCCAATGCTTTCAATACGACTTCCATCACATTTTTGATTGATGGAACCTCTTTACAAAGTTCGAATACCGATTCGGCTATGCTTATTTCTTCCCCTTTTACATGTATAAGTCTCTCATCTTTTGTTTCTATCAAAATAAGAGATGATTTAATGTTGTTGTCTCTTTCTCTTGCCTCTACAAAAGAGTCGAATATATCGCTTATATTTTGTTCATTCTTCGTTTCCATAATGTCAGTGGTTTATTTATCCTTTAAAATTTTGTATATCAATATAGATAGTGCTATAATGCTAAGCACTATAAATGTCAGCATGGCGCCGGTTAGGGCCAAATCTGTTATAGCTTGTGCCTTTTCCATTTTTAAGAACTTTAATCGTGAATGTTTCCGGTGATGATCATTCGCTTCAAGTCATAGCCGGATATCTGGTAAGTGGGGTTGTCGATTCCTTTGCCGACATACCCGGCTCCGTCTTTATCGTACTCGACTACGAATTTATATCCCTTGTATTCGAAAGTGTCGCCGGTGTAGATGGGGGTTCCTGTTTTATCTTCCACATCGATGGCTTTCCCAACGGTGGCGACGTCTACCTGTACGTATTTCTTTTCTATGCCGTAAATCCATTGTTCGACGAAATATCCGTAATGCCAGATTCCCGCGGCATCTCTACCTCTGTATAATTTCGATGGTTCCATATAATAGTGTCAGACAGTTAAGGGGTTAATAATCTATATCTTCTTCGTCAAAATCATCTTTAAATCGGTCGTAGATGTCTGGGTATTCCTCTCCCAGCTCTTCGAAATTCTCCTTCGACACTTCGAGTATCTCCCATTCTTTATCGCCGTATATGTCCGTCGAGTATCCATACGGTATTTTAGAACCGGTTCGCTTCACAAAATCTTTTGAGGTTTTTAAATTGTTCAGAGACTTAATAAGGGCTTTGTCGTTGTTGTCATAGGCCCAGTCTAAGATCTTCATGACAACATTGTCGTACATATTTTCTTCCCCGTAGTCGTAATCGATCATTCGGCTTGTCCTTCTTGGGAGATTCTTCTCAATCACCACATACCATTCATCATGGAAGCCTCTCACCCGTGGCTTTCGACCACTACGAGATTTCCCGATTTGATGAGACGGTTTAAATCCGAATTGATCCAGCCATCGATTCAACTTGGTTTTTGTCATGTAGAGTTCTTCTACATGCCCGTTATCCTCTCTCAATTCTACCCGGAAAAGGTCTCTCCCGTATTCATCTTGTCCACCCGGATAGACTTCTGCACGGCTATTTCGATCCTTCGATCTGTACTGAGTTCCTCCGATAGAATGTTTACCTCTCACTTCTTTGTACCCGTAGCTTTCCAAAAACTTTTGAGCACCCCGCAAGGATTTGAATTTCTTGCTTGTGCTCACCGTGACCGCGATATACTGGTCTTTTCCGTTAATGAGGATGCCGCCTTCGTCATTTCCTCTTTTGTAATCAATAATTTTCATACGTTTAATAATTTATTGGTTAGTAATTTGGTTAGTATTCGAATATTCTTTTACCGGCGATATTCTCTATCTTCTGCATGGCGAGATAGGGAATTTTCGTGCGTCCACTCAGCCAATAAGAGAGCACATAGCGAGATATTCCGCAATCCCGCATGATCTGTTCCCTGATTTTCGGGAATATGCCAACCGGGATTGTCGAAAGCCACGCTAACAGCCTGTCGTTGTTCGTTGTGTCTGTCGTCTTTTTCATATCTTTTTTTGTTTGTTTTGTGTTGTTTTACTTATTTTGTGTAGGATTACACACGACAAAGATAGATATATCTACTAATTTAATAGATACATCTATGTTAAACATTGTTTATTCTTCTATTCAAATTTATAATCATATGGATTTCAATTTATTAAAAGAGTTTATAAAAAAGAGCGATTACACATTTAGAAGTTGTGCTGAAAAAGCAGAAATGTCAGAAACTGGATTTCGCCAGTCATTAGATAGAGGTACTATTTCTGTTATTGCATTGGAAAAAGTTTGCTCTTTATTGGGTATTTCTCCGTCTCTATTCTTTAATGATTCTATCCCTGTTTCTGTATCTGGAAACAAGAATCACATCGGAGGTATAGGTAATGGGAACCACATTATTTTTACCTCTCCCGAAGTAAAGGCCCTAAAACAACGTATAAAAGACCTTGAAAAAATTATTGATTCACAAGAAAAAATGATTGAATTACTGACCAACAAAAAATAACCGTTATGAAAAAAATAGTTTTATTCCTTTTACCTCTATTGTTATTGTCTTGCAATAATACCAAAGAAAACGAACCAAAAGAACCTGAAAAAGAAGTACAAAAATATTATGAATTGTGGTTTTATCCTTCTCGATATCATGATCTAACATTAGATTTTTGGATTTCAAGAAAAACAACGACAATTCCGGCATCAGAAAAATACGAACCAGTAAAGATATCTGTACCTATCAATAAAGAAAACAGAGAGGTTTTTTCTCTCCATTGGTGGGACGGAGAACACATTCATATTTACGGACAAAGCAAGTATTATGAAATTCGGGGTATGAAAGAAAATGAATATTATAGGATTGAATGTAACGATGAAATACCTGATATCGTCGAGGAACAAGTTGAAAGTATAGATATTGATATAAAGTGTATAAGCAGCTATAAATAATAAACAATTTTATGGAATCCTCAAACGAAGATATAGAAGTTAAAATTAAAATCTCAGACAAACTGAAACATTTATTGATTGGATTACTTACCGGAGCCTTTTCTGTTTTTGTATCATTTTATATTGTTCTTAATTATTCTATTATCCCAGATCACAAAATAGATCTTACAAAGGCTTATAGTCATGGTCTTAATGATGGGTTCCATATTGCCGATTCTGTATATAAAGAGAAATTATAAGAGCCCTTATTAGACGTTCCTCGTTCCATTGGAGAGGTTGAGATACATGCTATACTTCTTGATAAGTCCTCTATCCATTATTTAGGATTACTTCCTATTGGTTTTGATTTTGGTGTCCAGATTCCCCAAAATTCAACAAAAGAAGAAATTGAAAATATCATAAAAAAAGAAACGAAGAAAATGGGCGGGAACATTGCAGTAATGCGACAATTAAAAATTCAAAATCAAATGTTTTTAGACGTTTATTATAAAGAACCTCCCAAGCCAAGAAAAAAGAAATGGTATGAATTTTAATAAATTACATATCGTTCTACCGGGAGAAATACGGGAGAAATGCCCTGTATTTTTTTTAAAATCGTTATTGAGAATCAATTATTTATATAACCCTCTTCCCTTGAATAAGGTCTTGTCACCCCGACTGATTTATAAAAACACTGATAATTAATTATCAGTGTTTTTCTTTTTATATCCAGTCTTAAAAATATGGGCCTAATAGGCAAATGGTAGGCCGGTAATCGCATTAATAGACATTCATACAGGTTTTGATTCCGAAAAAAATAGACACTGCTAATCGTCAAGTCATTGATTTTGCCAATATAAAAGCAAAATAGAATTTCTATAAATTTACTTTGCATAATAGTACCTCATGGAGACAAAAACGGTCACAATATCATCATGAACCGTGTAGATAATACGATGTTCGGAATTGATACGACGAGACCAATACCCGATGAACTCATATCTCAGAAGTTCATCACTGTTTTTTAATTATTTATGTACATTTGCAAAAACTATTCAGAGATGGAACAAAAGAGTGAAATCGTATTATATCAACCAGAAGGTTCTGTAAGTCTGGAAGTCCGTTTAGAAAATGAGACCGTATGGCTGACACAACAACAGATATCTGAACTGTTCGGAACAGGGAGGCAAGCTATAACCAAACATCTAAAAAACATCTTTGCCAGTAATGAGTTAGACGAAAATTCAGTATGTTCCATTTTGGAACTAACTGCCGCAGATGGAAAAAACTATAAAACAAAAGTCTATAACTTAGATGCTATTCTATCGGTAGGCTATCGTGTAAATTCAAAAAACGCTACACTTTTCAGACGTTGGGCAAATTCTGTTCTAAAAGATTATATGTTGAAAGGTTATTCCTTAAACCATCGGTTTGAAAGATTGGAAGACAAAATCGATACCCGTTTCCAAAGATATGACTCCGAAATACAAAGGCTCAGTAACCAAGTAGATTTTTTTGTCCGCCATTCCTTACCGCCGATAGAGGGAATATTTTTTGCCGGCCAGATATTCGACGCCTACAAATTCGTTTGCGATCTTGTCAAGTCAGCCCGAAAGAGTATCGTCCTTTTCGACAACTACATAGACGAGTCTGTCTTGACTTTATTCGGGAAACGAGGAAAATCGGTATCGGTGGTGATTTATACGGATAAGATCACTCCGCAATTGGAGCTCGACATCAAGCGATTCAACGCTCAATATTCGCCTGTAAAAGTCAAGTTATACACAAAGGCGCACGATCGGTTCCTAATCATCGATGGGGAAATCTACCATATAGGCGCTTCGCTGAAAGACTTGGGAAAGAAACTTTTCGCCTTCTCGAAAATATCGGCTATTCCACCCGAAATCATATATAAACAAATTGACTCGTGAACGTTATGCGACCTCGTACCGATAAAATAGAAATCTCCGGTAATCTGCTTACAGGGGTATTCCATATCTACATCTTCAAACAAGCTAATGCCTATATCGCCTATTGTCCCTCCATCGATTTAGCCGTATCCGGGAACAGCATACGAAATGCGGAAGAGTCCTTCCAAGAATCCGTGTCGATACATCTCGACTATCAGATAAAGAATAAAGAACTCTTGAAGGACTTGAAAAAGCACAAATGGAAAAAACTATATCTTATTAAAAACAAGAAAAGCCGGTGA